ATGCGTCCTGCTTTTGTGCTGGTTAAATCATCAACTTATGCAGGTACTTTTTGGCTAATGTCTGCTGACCCGAATGAATATAACGTGGTAGACACATATCTAGCAGCAGATTCTTCTAATGCTGAATATAGTCCTTATACGTGGATAGATTATTTATCAAATGGATTTAAATTAAGGCAGACTGGAGATTCTTTGAACAGGTCAGGACAAACATACATCTACATGGCATTCGCAGAGAATCCTTTCAAATACGCAAACGCAAGGTAAACGACAATGAGTTTAGCAAGAGACTTGGCAGACAGCCTATTTACAAAAGTAACAACCTTTGACTCTGGCGTTATTGAGGAATTTACGGCGGTTACTTCTACCAGCAACGCGACCACTTGCAATATGCAGGACGGTACGAACTTCTCTCACACACTGACAGAGAACACCACGTTTACCTTTAGCAACCCGGCTTCAAGCGGTAAGGTGACTAGCTTTACTCTCAAGATTATACAGGACGCTAGTGCCTCCGGGTACACAGTAACATGGCCTGCTTCGGTAGATTGGCCCTCTGCTACTGCACCTACACTGACAGCCACAGCGTCAGCGGTAGACTACTTTGTGTTTTTAACTAGCGATGGCGGTACTACTTGGTACGGCTTTACTGCTGGACAGGCGATGGGCTAATGAGTTTATCAGTAAAGAAAATACTGTTGGGCGCGGCTAATCAAAACACTGGGCAGACGTACTGGCTATTACAAATCCCGTCAGGCTATATTATGACAGGAGCATCTAAAGACCCAAGTAACAACATTTATTTGTGTTTGTCTAATGATCTTACTACCACATCAGCAAAAACATGGGTTTTCAAATTTGATAGCAACGGGGACGAATTATGGCAACGAGAGTTATCTAATTCAACTTACGGTTTCCGCCGGGGAACACCACTTTGGATTGACAATGCTCACCTTTGTATCGCGGCCCAAGAAGGCGATGCAGTTAATGATCTTCTTTTTTGTATGCTCGACCCTGCTGATGGGACAAATGAAGGAGCGACTCAAAGGGTAACATTGCCATCAGGGGGCGTACAGCAAGCACGCGCAGGTAATTTGCAGGCATTGAGTACAAGCGAGATTTATCATTTTGGTAAAGGTAGTAGTAGTACGGAAAACTGCCTACAGATGTTTGATGACACTTTAAACATGACATACATGCGGGACACAGGAGCAGCCTCTTATGGCTCATCTCCGGGCAGACAGCAGTTTAACGGAAAAGCAGTAAATAGTGATGGTTCATGGTGTGTTTGGGCTTCTGGGCGAGACCTTTACGCCAGATGCGAAAAAATGGAAGGTGGCGCAAATCCAACTGACGGTTATCGCAGTGCCGGGGGTGCTTTGTCAAATCGCAATGCTGCCGAAGAAGCCTGCGTAGACATCCATAATAGTGATGATATTTATTTTACGGGGTATTGGAGAGATGGAACCGCTGTTGGGTCTGGAGGAAGTGAAAGGGTACTTGTAGGAAAACTAAATAGCACATTTGACCAGCAGTGGATTAAAGAAGCGTATAACGGAACTAACGTAAATAGGCGCGGATGGGCGATAGATGTAAACCATGACGGCGATGAAATTGCGGTTGGAATATACAGAGGAGAAAATGTCGCTGACGTTATTTTTGTTGATGCTTCGGGGAACCTTGCTTCAAATATGATTAGGTTTACTGAACAGGTCGGTGGAACTCCTACTGTTTACCCAGAAATATTGAAATATTTTGATGCAGACTCATTACTTGTAGGCGCGTACTACTATTCTGGAACTTATGACGGTGCTTTTTTGTGCATGTTAAACAGGGCAGATATGGCTTCAATGGTAGGAACTTACGGAAATGTCACTATCAGTGAAATCGCAGAATCATACACTTGGGGTAACGAAACAAGTGGTACAAATAACTCATACGATAACACTACAAATAGTGGCTCTACAGGGAGCCAAACGCAAGGTAACACGGCCTCATCAATTACAGTGACCAAAACTAACTTATAAGGGCATAACTAAAATGAGATATTACGACATAACTAATTCGGCTATAGTCAGCCAGAATCAGATTCTTAAGGCTAACCCGAACACCAGCTTTTCTTTGCCTCTGAGTGATGCGGCTCTGGCTGACCTGAACATGGCTAAACTGCTGGAGGATGTCCGTCCCAGCTACGATGCAGACACCCAGACTGTCATTGAGGGTGCTGTTGAGGAGCGCGATGGTTCCTATTACCAGACCTACAGCGTCATTGACCGCAGTGCTGATGCCATAGAGAATGACCTGAAAAACAAAAAGGCTAATGTCCGCGCACAGCGTAACGCACGACTGGCTGAGACTGACTGGGCCATGATGCCGGACTCTCCTCTGATCGACTACGACAAAGGCTTGATGGCAAGCTACCGTACTGCATTGCGGGATGTCCCGGCACAGGATGGGTTCCCGAACAACCCGCTACCTGAAGGCCCAGACCAGCAGCCGTATGATTCATGGACATACAACTCTACCGACTTTATCTGGGAAGCACCTCTGCCCAAGCCGGACGGTGAAGCGTACTGGGATGAAGATGCGTACCAAGAAGACAATACAACAGGCTGGATTGCTATAGGTTAGAAAAATGATAGAAGTGATGGCGGCAGTTAGTCTTGCCAACTCCGCTTTCAATGCCCTGAAAACGGGATTAGAAAAAGGCAAGGAATTGCAGGACATGGGCGAGACTCTTGGCAAGTTCTGGGATGCTAATGAGCGTATTACGCAAGCTAGTATTGAGAACGAAACCGCCACTTATGCCCAAAAGTTACTAAATGGTAAAAGCATCGAATCACAGGCGCTAGAAATAACTATCGCAAAGACCAAAGCAAGGAAGATGGAAAATGAACTGCGCGAGTTTCTGATTTACTCCGGGCAGGGTCAGTTTTACCGCGAGATGTTGCGCGAAAGGCGAGCTATCAAGAATCAGCGTTTCCGAGAAAAGCGAGCGCAGGAATTAGCCAAAAAAGATGCGATGGATTTGGCACTTATTGTTTTCCTTTTTGCTCTTTGTGGCGGTGTACTAGCTGCTATCGTTGCGATGATTGCGGAGGCACAGTGAATGCCAGCCAAAAAGAAGTATCCTACAGATTCGACTTTCCTTGACGTAGCCCAAGCCACACCCAGACAGCGTGAGTATTACCATGCCTATATGGAAAAAGAGTCAGTGTACCACGCCGCTAAAACACTGAATATTGCTCACCAGAACATCTATGCTGAACTCGACAAATTAGTTATACGCGCATCACAACGTGGCTGGACGGAGCATTCAGATAATACGAGATTTGTACCGCCCGGACAGCGGTTGGTAGGGCAGTCTACCTACACGAAGGATGAAGAAGGGAACCCGATTTGGATAAAAACCAAAGCTGAGTTTGAACAAAAGCAAGAAGCCTTTAAAGCGTTTGTTGATGAACTGGCAAATACCATCAAGCCTGTCAAAGCAAAGCCCAAACCTAAAAAAGTAAAATACGATCCTGATCTGCTGCCCACGATTATCATTGGTGATGCGCACATCGGCATGAAGGTTGATGGTAATCTGACCCGTGGGCGGGACTTTGATGTAAGCATCGCCACAACAGAGATTAAGGATGCTGTCACTTCACTGGTGGATTGTGCGCCCACAACAAAGCATTCTTTGCTTGTGAATATCGGTGATTTCACCCACTCAGATAATTCTGCCAGCACCACAACTCGCGGCACTTCCGTTGATATGGATACCCGTTACGAGAACGTCATGCGGTCAGCGGCTCACACCCTGATTTTCTCAATTGACAAGATGCTCACAAAGTTTGAAAAGGTTGATGTGGTTATAGCTCGCGGAAACCACGATTCTGATACCGCAATTTCCATACAACTGTGTTTAGAAATGTATTGGTCAAAAGAGCCAAGAGTGAACATGGTTCCGCAGAAGGGGTTTTTCCATTATTTGCAGTTTGGCAAGAACCTGCTGGGTATTAACCACGGAGACAAAGTGAAAGCTGAAAAGCTGGCAAACATAATGCCGAGAGATATGCCGAAGGCTTGGGCTGAGACTACTCACAAATATTGGGTCGTGGGCCATTTCCATCACCAAGATGTGAAGGAGTGCGACAACGGTGTGATCGTTGAGAAGCATGGCTGTCTCGCGCCACCTGACGCATGGCATACTGGGCAGGGCTACGGCTCCGCATCTGTGATGGATATGATCGTCTATCGCAAGTCTGGCGGGAAGGCGATCACTCACACCTACCAGATCCCACGGGAATACCATGAGATTGATTCTAAAATAGGCGGGTAGAGGTTATAATGTGAAAGGCGTTGCCGAATTTATTTTAACTGTTCTATATTACTCTGATGGGGAGTACACGCCAGAGGATATCGAGAATCTCTTGGTTATCATAAATGAATACTCTGATGATAAGCCTGATCTCAAAATAGTGAATTTACCAATGGATGTAGAATGATGGAGTTCCAAGTTTTGTTCAACGCCACACTTTCTGTGGTTATGATGCTAAGTGGCTGGATGATCCGATCCGTTTACGATGCCATTAGTAAATTGAGAAGCGATCAGGCACAGTTAGAAAGGTTATTATATGCGGATTTCGTTAAAAAGGACGATTATCGAGAAGATATACGGGAAATTAAGTCAATGCTTTCGGGCATCTTTAATAAGCTGGATAACAAAGAGGATAAAAAGTAATGGAAAAGGTAAAAGCAAAGGTAGTGGAAGGTTTGGAGAAAATCGGCAAGATAGTACACGGGGATTGCGACTCCTGTCTGGGTGTGAAAACAATCGTAGTAGCCGTCCTGATGATACTCATCGTAATCGGGTAAGTTGCCCGTGGCATAGAGATAAGTGGGATTGGTGATGAAATTTCTGAAGATAAAGAATCTGGTTGGCGCTGTTGCCCCATCTCTTGGTGCAGCTATGGGTGGTCCACTGGGTGGTGCTGCCGGGAAGATTATTGCCGGTGTTTTAGGTTGTGAGCCTTCTGCTGGTTCTATCGAAAAGGCTATGCAGGAAGTAACGCCAGACCAACTAGCTGAGATTAAACGCCAAGAGCTTGAATTCGAAGCTCAAATGAAAGAAATGGATGTAGATTTGTTTGCCCTACAGACCGCTGATATTCAGGATGCACGTAAATATTTTGCCAAAGATTGGACACCACGCATCATTGCGATAACACTGGTTGCCGGATTCTTGGGATATATATTTATGATCACCGTGGCTGATCCAGAAGATAACCCATTAGAAATTATCAATTTAGTGCTTGGCTGGCTGGGCGGTACTACCAGCGCGATTATCAGTTTCTACTTTGGCGCATCCAACACAAAGGATGATAAATGAGCAAGCTAACCGAAATGCTCCGCAGGCATGAAGGCTCAAAAAAGTTTGCCTACCGCTGCACAGAAAAAAAGCTAACCATAGGTGTTGGCAGAAATATTGATGAGAGTGGCGGTATTGGTCTGTCAGATGACGAGATTGACTACTTGCTAGAAAACGACATTGACAGGTGCATAAAAGAACTCGGTTCTGCGTTCAACTGGTTCTCCGACCTGAACGAAGCCCGCAGGGACGCTATGATAGATCTCGTATTCAACATCGGTTTGACCCGGCTGAATGGGTTTAAAAGGGCATTGGCTGCAATGGCTGAGGCTAATTATGATCTCGCTGCTGCCGAATTTATGGATAGCAAGTGGGCATCACAGGTCAAAGATCGTGCCATTGAAATATGCGCAATGATAAAAACTGGCAATTATAGTAAATAAAACCCTTTCTTTTTCTAATTAGTTGTGAGTATAATGCCCCCTCAAACAACAACGGGAGTATTAAAAATGAGCAACAATCCTTTCCACTATGCCGTCTGGCATAATCTAAGTTCCATCAATTGTTCCGAGTTCATAGAATTGAAGGGCGGGTTAAAATACTTGTCATGGGCAAATGCTTGGCAATTACTGATGGATGAGTATCCTTGCAGTGAATTTGTTTTTAACGAATCAACCGTCTTTCCTGATGGGTCAATGGAAGTTTCCTGCACAATCACAGTTACCTGCTCTACCGATGCAGAAAAAAAGGTTGTCCGCACAATGTGGTTGCCTGTGATGAATCACAAGAACCAAGCAATTATAAATCCAAATAGTAGGGAAATATCTGACAATCGCATGAGATGTTTAGTCAAATGTTGTTCGCTGCTGGGTTTAGGCTTGCACGTTTACAAAAATGAAGAACTCACCGCGCCAGAGGCGGCTGAACTCAAAAAGCCACTGACAGGAGATCAGATTGATAATCTTGTTGATCTGATGGAGGCCAGCTGGACTGAGTACGATACATTCACTCGCCACTTCAAAGTGAATTCTCTATCTGAGATGACCGCTGGTCAGTACCAGAACGCCGTGTCAATTCTTGAGAAAAAATTACAACGCATGGAGGCTGACAATGAGAGTAACTGAGCATGAGCAGAGAACAGAAGGTTGGTTTCAGGCGCGTCTGGGTAAGCCCAGCGCGTCCAGCTTTCATAAACTTATAACCCCAACAGGCAAGCCAGCGGCAAGTGCTGACGGGTACATCAACGACTTAATTGCGGAGCGCATCACGGGAAAACAGGCAAATGTGTTCGTTTCCGATGCTATGCAACGTGGAACTGATCTTGAGCCACTTGCAAAAGAAGTTTATGAATTGATTTCTGGTGAAAGTGTTTTTGACATCGGGTTTTGTCTACACGATGATTTGGAGGCGGGCTGCTCACCTGACGGCTTAGTGGGTGATAATGGTTTGCTAGAAATAAAGTGTCCGATGGCGCACACGATGGTCGGCTATTTACGCGCTGGCAATGTGCTTCCATCAAAGTATATCCCCCAAGTTCAAGGCCAGATGTGGATTACGGGCGAAGAAAAAGAATGGTGCGATTTCATGGCGTACCATCCTGACATGACCGTATTGCTGGTCCGTGTTGAGCGCGACCAAGGGTACATCGACAAGCTGGAAAAAGAAGTAATGAAGGCGTGTGAAACCATTGAAAAATCAACTCACGATTTCATGGCGGGATGAAATGGAAATGCTTGAATATATTTACGAACAAACCACTGGGCTTCGGTGGCAGGACGAAGATGAAGCGATTCAACAGGTCTGGATACAGGCATGGAATGCCAGTTTGAAGGCTATTAATCAGCAGGTTAAATACCTGTATTACAACCACGGAGAAGAAGTATGAGTGATTACGACAACACCAATCGCGGTTCCATCTGGACTAACGAAAAGAAAGCAACGGAGAAACATCCTGACTTTACAGGCAGCCTGAATGTCGAAGGTAAAGAATACTGGATCAGTGCGTGGCGCGGTAATGGGGAAAACCCCAAAGCACCCAAGCTGAACTTTTCGGTAAAAGCAAAAGACGCAATGCCCGCAAAGGCTTCAAAGCCAGCGCCAGCGTTTGACGATGATCTTGATCTGAGTAGCCCACCGTTCTAGTCACTAACGCCCCCTTCGGGGGGCAATTGGAGTACCTTATGAATTTTGGTGAAAATTTACGAAAAATATTGTCAGACAGGGGGATCAAGCATTCCTACATGGCTGAAAAATTGGGTATGTCACAGCAGAGATTTCACTGGGTCAGCAAGAGCCGTGACGTAAAACTATCACTGGCAGTGAAGATAGCTGATGCGCTGGAAATCACTGTATACGACTTGGCGGGAAAATAGATGGATACGACCGGGAGAAGATGGGTGGTGAACAGCGAGTTCACAAAAGATCAGTTCTTAGAATACGCAGAAAAGCTGTTTGAAGATCACAAGTATGTGACATTCACATGGGTAATCGGCAAGAAGCGCAGTCAGGCTCAGAATAACGCCTTACACCTTTGGCTTGCGCACTTGGCAGGCGTACTCAATGAAGCTGGCTTGGATATGAAAAAAACACTAAAGCCTGAAGCGGAGATACCGTGGACAGCAGACCGAGCAAAAGAATTTCTGTGGCGACCTATTCAGAAGGTGGTCTTGGAAAAAGAATCAACCACTGAGCCAACAACATCTGAATATGTGCAAGTTTATGAAGTCTTGAACAGGCATCTGGCAACGAAGTTTGGCGTGTCAGTGCCGTGGCCTACCGGGAGGGAGTAATGATTGATTACATCGTAAAACAAGAATGGCGTCAGCATGCCGACAAAATGGCAACGGGTGATAGGTACAACGGAAGCACGATAAAAGAATTCGGTGAGGGTCAGGTAGCCGGGACCATCGGTGAGATGGCCTTCGGTCGGTATCTGATAGACTCTGGGCTTGGGTTTGACTACGTGGCCCAAGATTCTTTTGATCACGATTTTGAGGTGATGGGCAGCAGGGTTGATGTAAAGACCAAGAAGTCAGTTGGCAAGCCAAATCCGATTTTTAAGGTTAGGGTTCCGCTTTCGCAGCGAGATCAGGACACAGATACCTATGTTTTCACCTACCTGTCAGATGACAGGATCTGGCTACTGGGATGGGAAGACAAGCAAGACTTCTGGCGTGGCAGGAAATCATTTGTGGCGCGTGAGGGTGACAATATTGACGGCTTTGTTGAGAAGGTGGATTGCCGATATATGTTTGTCGAAGATCTCAATAATTTTGAATCATTTGAAATGTCATTTGTGGCGGTGTGAAATGAAAATATTGTTTAGATTTATGATAAGCGATGATGAGGGCTGGATAGGTTACACGGAAGGGAGAACGTGGGAAGAAATATTTTATTTTATCGATGAGTTTGGCGATCCTTACAGCGCAGATATTATCCGGCTACCGCCTGATGCCCCTTTAGGTGTTTGTGTTCCAATGGTATACGATGATGAAAATGGGTGGATACCCAATGATCAGGCTTCTGAAATATCCGAATATTTTTGGGATAGAGTGCCAGACCTTGGCGACCCCCGGTGGGAGGCGAAAACAAAAACGCAGTCAGCGTGGAAAGATTACTTGAAAAACAGGACGGGAGAGCATTGTGGAGATTGAGCAGGATTTGATGAAGGCGGTCCATGTGGCAAAAGACCAGCTACTGAACGGATTGGAGGGCATGAGCAGGCAGCAGCTTAAAGAACAGTATGACCTGCTGGTGTCTCTTGAGGTTTTGTTTTACCGCAATTTTGTCAGGCCGTATTTTTTAGCAATCAAGGAACTCGATGAAAACAAGACGCTGCGCCCAGTGCAGGAAGAAGATCCCAGAGACTGATGCGATAATATCCAGCCTGAAATCTTTTTGCTCCATCGAGCATTTGGCTGAATACGCCAAGACTGACCGGGCAAAGCGATTTGCCAAGAAAGTGGTCAGCAAAGAGAAGCGTATTGCCAAAGAAAAGCTAAAGACGCGCTCAGATTGGCAGATAGACGCTCAGAGAGCGTTTAACGAGTACATAAGGGTAAGGGATAGGGGTAAGCCCTGCATATCTTGTGGGGCTTCTCAGGGCGTTACAGTGCGCGGTGGTGATTTTGATGCAGGTCATTATCGGTCTAGAGGGTCATCGCCACATCTAGCCTTTCATATCCATAACTGCCATTCCCAGTGCGTGAAATGCAACAGACACCTATCTGGGAACATTGTCGAGTACAGAAAACAACTGGTGATCAGGATCGGTATTGAAAAACTAGAAAAATTGGAGCAAGATAATCGCCCCCGTAATTACACAATTAAAGATTTTCAGAGAATTATTTCGATATGCAGAAAAGGGGTGAAAAGATGGAAGTAAAACAATGCCAGTGCGGCTCAGAAGCGCAACAGGTGATCAAACATACAGAGGTTGAGGACGGCTTTAGACCTTCTCGGATCGGCTGGTACTGCCCGCAGTGCAGGGCTTTTGACAAGGCTATCGGACGAGAAAAGATTCCATAAAAAAAGGGGCAGACTAGCGGGAGTCCAGTCTGCCCCTTCACACTTTACAACCATCGGGAGAAGGGTGTAACATGTAGTTGTCGGTGGTATTGCAGATACCTAAATCCCGATTGAAGCCAAGGAGAAAAAGATTAGGAACCCGACATGGGT